ACATGAGCGCAGCCAAGCCAAGTTTCTTCGAAATCAAGGATTTCGGTCAGTGCGAGACTTGCTATTTTCTCTGCCTCAAAAATCGCATTCACGTGCGAGAGATAGTCAACGACATATCTTTTGTTTGCTGAGGCATAGGCTAAAAGCTGTTCTGCTTGGGACTTACATTTTTGAGCAATCAGCTTAAGATCTGACAGTTCATCGACTCTGTATACTTGCAGATTATCATTCAACTCTATAAACTTAACAGAAAGATCAATTGATTTTTTTCTTTGCACGAATTCTTTCATGACACGCACACATTGAGTTCTATACGCACGCTTATCTTCATATTTCAGAAAGCGATAATTAAAATCATCAACGAGAGCAAAGCAGTGAGAACTTCCTGCAAATCCCGACAGCGTTGAGCACAGTGCAAATGTTTCTGCATTGACTTTTATTTTGTCGCCGACACGCAAATGTTGAGGGGGTGCAAAAGAATCTCCGTCATAGCAAAGTATAAATTCATCGTTCCACCTGCACTTGTCATCAGTGTTGCGCCGGCATATCGGACACGGCGTGTTGCGAGATGAGTGATTCATTCTGCACGCTCCGTCATTGCATAGAACTCTTTTGCAAAAGAAATCTCACATGTTCCTGTCGCCCCTTTTCTGTTTTTCACAACGGCGTACTCGTAACGCATCGCGTCTTCGTTTTTGTCGTAGTACCAAGGCCAATAATTCATGATCACCATGTCGGCATCTTCTTCGATGCGCCCTGATTCACGAAGATCAGAAAGCATTGGCTTTTTGTCATTTCTTGATTCAACGCCCCTGTTCAATTGACAGACGGCGAGAATATCAACACCTGTTTGCAGGGCAACAGTTTTTAGTTTTCTTGTTGCAGCACCAATTGCAAGTGCTCGTGTTTCAGCTTTTGTTGAGTCTGAATCAAGATCCATTAGCGTCAAATAATCAATGATTACCAAGGAGAGATCTTTGTTTCTGCGCTTTTCTGATTTGATTTTTGTTGCGACTTGACTCGGTGAAACGTTATATGTATTTGTAAAGATAAAGTTATCGGCAATGCGTTCGATTGGAATTGATCGAATCCGCTCCTCCTGCTCTTCGTCTTTGATTTGCCTGATGATGTGCCCATAGCTAAGAGGTGTGCCACCTTTTTCTAAGCACATCAAATAATCAAGACAAGACAACATGCGCTGACAAACTTCTTTGTCAGACATTTCAAGCGTGTAAAAAAGCACCTTGGAGCCCTTGGTGGCGACATCGAGAGCCAGATTCATGGCCCAGGTCGATTTGCCGCTGCCGGGGCGTCCTGCAACGACGATCAGGCGGCCATCCGTCCCAAGCGTGGGATGGTTCAGGCCACCGCCCAAAGCGCTGTTCAGGAAGCCAAAACGGGTGCGTAGGACGCGATTCTCCTGCTTCGGGCCAAGAAGCATTTCCTTGGCGGCGATGAAGGGGTGAACCTCATCTTTTTGTGTTTCTACGCCCTCAATAAGCTGTGCGGCATTTAATACATAAGAAAGAGCGACCTGAGATTCCTGTATGTTGCAGCTTCTTTCTACAATATCTAGCGAATTTTTTAAGTAGTCTTTAACGAGGGAGCGGGCGTGATGAAAATGCCAAATAGGGAGAATTTTGTTTTTCCAGACGTCAAGATCTTTTTCTACAGGGCGTGAAACAATCTCATCAATGTAATTGTCAATTGTTGCTGCATCGCATTCGATCAATTTTCTAAGGCGAGTCGAAACAGTAATTTCATTTGTCGGCGCGTCCTGGAAAGTTAGCAGTTCTTCTTGCAAGCAGTCAAACATGTTTTTGTTGAGCGCATCAGAAAATATCTCGCGCCCTTTTGGTAGATCCATAAATTTATCAATCCAATCTTGTTCGCCGAACCCAAAACAAAGGTGGTTGTAGGCGGCAGCAAGAAAATGTTTTTCTATTTCAACAGAGTCCTGCTGAGTTTCAAAGTCTTCGATGCCAAGAGTCGTCATGTTGTTCTGAGTGCGAGAGTTTGCAGATTGTAGCACGTATTTCAGAATTGCAAGTCGCTTGCTGCGTCTTCTTCAAAAATTGTTGTGACAGTTTGCGTGCTGGGTCTGTTATTGATTTGCCATGCAGGAGTTTTTTGTTTTCCAAAGCGCTCCCAGTTTTCGTAAGTAATTGAACTCCATTTCTTCTCGCCCATTTGCGATTTTTCGATAGCGATCAGCAACTGCTTTTTTACATGTTGCATACCACCGCTTTTATCTTGCAAGATTTTTCTTAGTTGCAAAATTAATCCCTCAAAAGCTCGCTGCGTCTTTGCCCCTGCTTTGTGCTCGTTGAAGAAGCTGCAGATCAGCCCTGAGAGGGGCCTGAGATCGTCAGGAACGCTCTTGTCGGTCGCTTTGACCCTCTTGGTACCGGAAGCTGGTGAAGGCGTGTCTGTGGCGGGTGTGGGCGGTGCAGGTAGCCGCTGGGGGGATACAGGGGGGTTTTCTTCTAATTGGTCTTCTGGATTTATTGGTCTTCTTAAAGGGACTGGTTTCCCGTAGGACGGGTTTCCAGTCGCCTGGTTTCCCGTAAGACGGGTTTCCAGTCGCACGGTGGGTCGATCTCTAAAGGTCAGCTCCCGACTAAGAACCCTTCCTGTTTTTTCGCATCGCAATACTTTATCTTCTAAATATCCAAATTCACGCAATTCTGAAAGAGCTGCTGTAACCGCATCTCTTCCTTCTGTTCCGTGACTTAGTATCCAAGCTTTGTTAAATTTAAATCCGCTGCTATGACTTAGGCATCCTGCAAGAATTCCTTTTGCACGCCAGCTCAGTCTTGAATCTCTAATTGCTTCATTGAGTATCATCGTAAATTTTTCCGACTCCGCCTCGCTTTTAAAAAGGTTTTCGTTGTCAGACAGCATTTTCAACCTCTTGGATAATTTTCAAGCCAGCCAGCGCAGCTTGAATTTGTTGTTTTTCTAGAATGTCATACTTGTTCCTGTCGTTTTTGTCTGCCGCTCGAAGCTTGCTAATTGCTAGCTGTGAAATGAGAGACTGAATTTCCATTGTTTTTTGCGCCTGTCGTAAATTCATCACGGGCGCAAGTTCAGATAGCTGAATTGAAATCCCAATCGGATCCAAACTTTTCTCGTACAATTTCTCCGATTGCGACTGTAAGATCGTCGTCAGTTTTTCTGAGAAACTTTTTGAATTCGTCATGAAGTTCAAATTCCTGTTTGTCGAGCAAATCAAGCTGTCTGTGAAATTCACTCATCGCTGGTGAATCTTCCAGGTAATCAGTTGCTTTTATGTAAAGCGCTGATCTTTTTTCTGTCAGTTCTTGAACGCGCTTTTTGTGGTCTTCTCGTCGCGTAATGATGCTGTGCCTGAGATGCACCGCACGCGCCAGAGACTTTGCAAGTGCTTCGGTCATGTGCGTTTTCGCTTACGGTGTACTACAACAGATAGTACAACTGGTACATTCGCTAGTACGACCTGTCGCTTGCAAAAGCAAGAGTTCAAGCGCAAAGCTTTTTGGTTGCATTTCGTTATTTTGTCTTTGCAAGCTTCTTTTCGTCAGGATGTGCGTAAACCAGCTTCTTGTTTTTTTGCTTCGCCTCTGTGTTTTCTTTTTCTGCGTGTAGCGCCAAATGTTTTTCCAGGGCGTTCATGTGTGGGCACTTGCTTCCAACTTGATGACGCGCAAAAAATTCACGCAATTCTGAAAGTACCCCAAATTCGTATTCCGCCTGTTCTGGTCCCCACTGCCCAAATGTGCGATCAAGAACAAAAAGTTCATACCATTCGTTATCATCAAGATAACGGCGCTTAGCTGCCCACATCAAATCTTTGTGACGTAGTTTGTTTTTTCTGCGCTGCTCTTTTTCTTGACGTGCGCGTTCCTGAGCTTCCCTGCGAGAAAGAAATGTTGCCATGTTTCTGAATTAGATGAGTTTGAGTTGCTTGTGATTTGCTTCTTGAATCAATGTTTGAATTGATTTAGAAGAAAGATGAATTTGTGGGAACACCCAATAATCATGTCTGCGTCCTCCCCAGGTTTTGCATTTGAAGTGCGGGAGAAAAGAATCACACGCTACTTCTTCGATAATTTCAAACTCCTGCTCCCCGTGGAAGCGGACGAACACGAGGTCTCCGGGTCTGAACCTCACTCTCTCGCGTCTAGTCATGACAGGGTTTTTGCATAGAACCTCTTAAGTGTAAGATGGAGTGCGAGATCTGTCAATACAAGTCAGCGGATCAGGGTCATTTGTGATTCATTCAGCTTCGCTCTCGCTTTTAATGATTCTTTCTTTTTGCGTCAGTGTTTTGAAAAAGCGAATGCTTAACTGCCAAAGAGCACTTTCGATTTTGCTCATGCTCGGAAAAAGCTCTTTTCTGTATTCAGCAGTAATAGCTAGAAAGTTATCGTCAAGCAAATAAATTAAATGTTCAGCGAGTTGCGCTGATTTTGCAAGAGATTGTTTCAGCTCGCGCATGGCTTGATGCACGAGCATTTTTTCTTCGTCGCTGGCGGGGAATTTCAAAGTGGCTGCAGGGCTTTTTGTTTGTAGACCCTGATTTCTAGCGCACTCGGATAAAGCTCCTCCACCGCCCTGATTGCTTCTGAGATGGTTCGTTGCATGAGGCGGCCCGAGACGATTTTTTCGTCGCTCGATTTGTCTGCCCCACCGGGCAGAATCACGCAGAAGAAGAAGGGAAGCACGACATGAAGCTCCTAAAGCTTGCGACGATTGTAACTTACAATCTTGCGTGAGAGCAAGAAATTTGTGCCCAAGGCTACGAAGTCAGCGTTTAAGCACGGAATTCTCCTGCGCCCCCAAGGGCATTCATTTCAGCGAGAGAAAAAAAGAAGATCGGCGTCGATTTATTGGAAGCAAAGAGCTTTGTACGTCATGCGACGCAGATTTTATTTTCAAGTTCTGAAGGCGCATGTAAAACTTAAATATCGTTGGGGCAACTATTATTGCATAACTCGTATTGGGGCGCCCGAAGTAAAAGAGTTTTTGTGTCAAGAAACTTTTTATGTTGCGCAGGTCTCTAAAAAAGAAGATGCTGTCAAGTTTCGCAATTATTGGTATTGGTGCAGAAGAAGATCATTTGAGATACTTGAGTGGTTATGGAATTTGCAAGTAGAAGATTACTGCTGGGGGCTGCATCAGTATCTGAAAGGGTTTATTGTGACCAAGCGCCCAATCATGAGTGAAGTCGAAAGGTATGACACGAAAAGTAGCGAAGAGATTTTGTGCGAAATACTCGCAACGAGGAGAGCTTTTAATAACGGCGAATCAGGTGAAAAAGAGATTACATCTATGCAGAGAAGCCTTGTCCAACAATAAAAACTACACAACAAGATTCAAAGACATTTATGAGTCGCTTGAGGAGATTGAAAATAATGCGATGAGTGAATTTGAGATTGCGGGTTTGTTTACTGGCAGATACTTTCAACTTCAGATGCGTGCATGGGGTGGAGTTTATACAAGTTACGATCAGAGTGCTTTACCTGAAGGCGCATTTCTTCCATTTGTGCGCACGAGATTTAATTCGCAGACCCCAATAGATGAGGGCTGCATCTGGATTGGAAGCTTTAGCGAGTTTCCGAGAATTTATGTTGCGAACAGTATTGCTAAATGGGTGTCACCTTATTCAGGTATGGGGTTTGTAAGAATTGAACCTTTCCTCCCTTACGCCGAAGCAAGAAAAATTCTTCCTAGGCTTGCTGATAAAAGAATCTACTCAGATCTAGATGTAACATTTATTTGATGTGCGATGTGAAAGATAAATGCTTGACATAGTACTTGCAATGCGCTATAATGCGTAAGTTCAATCACAGCAGCTCATGCAAATTATTTCAAGACAAGAAAGTGTTAAACGCAATTTGCGTAATTTGACACTGCATGAATTTATGTGTTACGAGGCGGAAAGTGTCGTAAAACATAACTGGACAGATGTTGCGGTTCATGATAAAAAGATAATTAACAAGATGCGCCCAGGTGATACACGTCTCTGGATTATTTCAGAGATGGGTAGCAACTTTCTTCCTTTGTATTGCAAGCTTTATGAAAAATACAGACAAGAAGAATCTGAGTACGAGCTTTCTGTCGCCGAAGTACACATGATGCGCTTTTTGAAAAATGACCGCCTTGGCGAGATGCAAAGCAAGATTGCGCGAGCTACATCAAAGTTTTATTTCATTACTAAAGGTTTTGGGAAGTACGATTATTCTGTTACTCCCGCTAGCTTTGGCAGTGTGCTGGATTTTGTTTTCAATGGAAAAGCTAATCAATTTCTGAACTGATCATGAAACTGAAATCTGAGTTGTATCTTCATGAACTCAATGCAATTATGCAGGGATTGTTCATGCAAATGGATCACTGCGTTGAAACGCTGAAAAAAGAAAAAAGAAGAGCGCAGGTTGCTGCATTTTTTGCGCCTTGGGTTAGTCGAGAGATTTATTCGGCGCTTGCTTTCAAAGCTGATGTAATTATGAAGCATGTTGAGCTTCTTTCTGAATTGCGAGAGAAAATTCTTGAAGCAGAAGGGTTTGATGACGACATGCGAACTATCACATACAAAGAGATTTGTGAAAAAGCTCAAGAAATAAATGCTTGACAAGTAACGAGTAACGCGCTACAATGCAAAGACCGCTCAACAACGGGCGGTCTTTTTTATTGTTCAACAGTTTCATGAAAATCAGAAACATGCAAGATGTTCAGCATTTATTGTTGTTCGTTGAAAATCACGATGGGCGTACGTTTAATCAGCTCTTGAAAGATTTGTGCGTGATTTACGCAGAATCTCAGGAGAGCGATTTTGATTACATGCCCAGCGCTGTTTCTCGCGCTACTACATTTATTCATCTCTGGTACCCATTGTTTTGGGCGAAATACTCAGAAGACAAGCACTTTGTATTTGAGAAAAAAAACGAGATTATTTCTTTTGTCGCCGTCGAGCTTGCTCAGTCTGCGCTTAACGAGTTCAAGCTTGGTAATCTTTACTGAGAATCAATCATGAAAATGAATCCCACTTTAATTGCACTTGCTGAAACAATTCTTTATTCAGAGTGCGATGATAACGGTGTTCCGTTTGATGCGAATTACTTTATTGAAGATTTTGATGAAGAGTCGCTGAAAAAACTTTACGGCGAGTATCAACAATTTCTTTCAGTAGTCGAAGAAAAAATTACTGAAAAGATTGGCGAGGAATGGGATTGTATTGATGACTTTTATGATCTCGCCCAACCTGCATTAAATCAAACTGAATATGATTACATACTGACTCGCAACAGACATGGTGCTGGATTTTGGGATGGCGACTGGAGTGATTCTGTATCTGAAATTCTTACTGATGCAGCGCAAGCGCAGGGTGAATTTGATGTTTATGTAGGCGACGATCAAAAGATTTATTTATTATGAAAGATTCCAGGAAAAATGGTGTGCCGTGCCCTACTTGTGGAAGTACAGAGAGAAGAGTTGTTGAATCTCGCCCTCAAGCAAATGAAGTCAGAAGGAGATGCGTATGTCAAAACTGTTTAAGTAAATTTACAACAATTGAAAAATTAATTGATCGAAACGACAAAGTTAGCCCTGATTTTTTGTTTGCAGTTTTGAGAGGGCTTTCTTCGATTGAAAAAGCTATTTACAATCTGCGCCAATCTCTTGAGACTGGGCTGGAAAATTACAAATTCGATGACGAGAGATAAATGCTTGACAATGCGTCGAGCATGTAGTACAATGTAATCGTACGGCACAAGAGCTGTACTTTCTTTACTTTTCAGAAAAATGACTCCCGACGACCATTACATTTTTGCAGAAACCATGCGTGAATTTGGTGGGCATTTCTGCAAGAAACTTGCAGATGCTTATTGCGCCGCAGATCTTACAAACAAAGCAAAGATTTTGAACGCTTGGCCGGAGCTTTACGAACAGTACGGCCCCGGCTCTCGTTTTGCAAAAGCTCGCATGAATCAAATTCAAAATGTCTGATTTTATTTACGACCCACGCCCACTTGATCCTCCAGATTATTTCGATAAAGAAATGTCAAACACCGCCACTTGGATTGTTCAGCGCACTAAAGTTCGTTACAGTCAAGAAGAAAAAATCTTCAAGAAAAATGTTTCTCAAGAGCACGGCGAGGGCAGCATGAAAGATGTGCTGCAGATGATCGCACAAATTCATGGGGGTGATTCCCCTGATGAATGTGAAATCTTTATTGATGCGACGCAGATTGTTTCACGCCCTGAGGCTCTTCAGCCCGTTTACTATCAAGTTAATTTCAGTGATACGCATGATGTTCATTGGGTGCTAAAAGAAAAGACGGGCGCAGTAGATGAAGATACAGATTCAGATGAATTGTTTGCGCTCGCTGAGTACATGATTAACGACGGTCGAGAATTTTCGATTGAGTTTGGAATTGTTGATCCAACTCCCCAGTATCTTTATGACAATTCGGGTGGGGAGGCTCCTGTCACGATGCGAGAGATTTGTGATTCGGCATTTAGGCAAAAGCAGGAGCTGAACAAGTGACAACAGTTGCTTTTGAAGAATTACTGAGCAATTATCATTTTTGGAAAAATGGTGAGCGTGATGCGTCAAAGATGGATCCGTTTGATCTCGTGCAATCTTATTTGCTTGAGGCGGAATTTATGATTGGAGCAATTTACATGTTTCGCCTGTGTCTTCAGGAATCGCAGAATGGCGCAATTCCTTTCGTGAACATGGAATGTAATTTCTTGAGATTCCTAACAGTTGAAGAATTGCTCACGCTTTGTGAAACTGTTTCAGATCAAAAAACTAAAGAATGCTACGAGCTGATTCGGCATTTGATAGATGAGTCTAAGTAAGAAAGAAAAAATAGCGCTACTTAGCGCTATTTCTTTCATGCACAATTTTGGGGAGAACTTTGTCCCTCTTGTAAAAGATGGCGACAAAGAAGAAAATCAACGTGCGTGGAAAGAAGCTAAAGTAATCTACAAAGATTTGCACGCTCGCATCAAGAAAACACTTTAATCACTCGCATCTTTTCTCATGACAGTTGAAACTTTTGACGGTGGCTTTGTTGTTACAGGCGACAGTATTCAAGAATTTCGTAAGCGCACTTTGTTGCGTGCATTAATGCTTGAAGTTAAGGGCATGAAAATTTCTCGCGGGGCGAGTGCTTATTCAATTATCAAAAAAGAATACGGGCTGACTGGATCGAAGCAAAAGGTACTTGAGCAGTTCCAGTGCCTTATTTCCGCCTGAGCCCCTGATTCCTGCGCCCGCAGTAGGGTTATTTCCCCTCGGTTGATTCATCCCACGCCGAGGGGATTTCTGAGGCTCACAGAGGGTTCTGAGCGGGCTGAGAGACTATTCATTTTTTGCATATTTTGATGAGTTCAAAGAGTTTTTCGTTGCGCACTGCAGACATTCTTGCGTCGCAGTATTTAACACAAAAGAAACATGCGAGAACGAGATATGTTTTGACACAGGGTAATTTTGTTGCGTGCAGTCATTGTTGTCATATTTTTAGAGAACGATTTGCAACACTTGCGCCCTGGATTATTAAAACAGACTGCGTGAACAAAAATGATAGATTTTTGAAATGCAATGTCTGTGACAGCAAGATATTTACTAAAAACGTGGCTAGATAAATGCTTGACACGTAACGTCATACGTGTTATAATCTAGCCATACAGCAAAAGCAAAGTCTTTAGCTGTTGTTCATTTATTTATTTCAGAACATGTCAAAGTTTCGTGACTGGCAGGAAACTCGCAAAGAGCTTTCTGTCGAAGAGTTTAAGAAAATTGATTTAGATGCTGTAGAGCTTTTTGAGCTTGAAGAGTCTCCCCCAGAAAAGATTTTTGTTTATCGCGGTGGACATTGGATTATGCAAAATAATGACGGCGCAGGAAGTTATTTCTGGCTGTTTATTGAGCGTGATGAGTACTGCGATCTTGATTTAGAAGTTTCAGAGATGCGTTTGTATCTTTGGGCGATTGATGAAAACTGCGAACTCTGATTTTTACTGCAATGCTTAACAACGACAAACTTGCTTTCTTTCGCAGAGAGCTTACCTGCAAGCAAATCATTCTTGACTACGCCTTGCAGATTAACAAACAGCGTATCGAAAACATTGACAACTCAGTGATTGATTTACCATTGGAGGAGGATGCTGTAGATCTGCACATGTATTTGTTTGGGAATGTCCCAGCAAATACATTTCGTGAATACATTGATTATGTTCACGAAAAAACACAGCGCCCGAATTGGTTAGCTGGGCTGCCCGGCGTTACCTATGTTGAGAGTGTTTGATTATGTACGACATTTCTAATACGCAGATTATTGAAAACGAAATCAAAATGTCTGAGGCGCTAAAACAGCGTGCTTGGTCTAAAGTTGAGCGTTTTATTACGCACCATGTTTATTATGACGTTCATCAAAATATTATTGGGATTACTGTTTTTCACCCGGAGATGGGCGCTTGTGAGTGTACTCATTATTTACTAGATAAATAAATGCTTGACAAGTAAGCTGTTATCTGCTATAATAGCAACATGCGAGAAGGGAGAGTAATTTCTTTTCTCGCATTTTTGTTTCATTTGTTTCTCTGAATCATGACAAAACAAGAGGCGATTTCTATTTTCAAGGATGAGTGGAATTGTTACATTAAATTCCAGTCTCCTGAGCACGCCAACGATGTTTGTGCAAAGCGTCAAGCATTTGTGCAATTCATAGATCAATTACATCGTGATGGCGAAATTACTGATCGCCAAGCAAATTCCTGGGATAATCCATTCTGATTCTTCAATTATGAACGCTCAGCAAATTCGTGATCTTGTCGATACAGGCAAGACTGTTTACTGCGACAGTGAATCTTATGTTGTTATTAAAGATTCGATTGGACAGTATTTAATTAAATGTCTACTTAACGATTACTACATTGGATTAACACATCGAGACAATACAACACTAAATGGAACCTATTTCTTTGTAAAACACGACAAATAAATGCTTGACACGTAGCATGTAACGTGCTATAATACACACATGCGACGGGAGAGAACTACTTTCTTTTTCGTCGCATTTGTTTCTTTTGTTTCTCAGAAAATTTCATGTCCAACAAAGTTCTTGATCCGATTCTTGTTGTTTCCGACAGGAACGGTATTTACATCCCTCAGATGTATTGCAATCACATTGATGAAAAGATTGCTGAGGAAATGCACATTTCTTTTGAGGATGTGCAGATTTGTCAAGAAGGCCCAGATCATGAATGGTATTGGGAGTCTTGGCAAATTATTTGTGACAGCGCCGAGTGGATTTCTGATGGCGTGAAGTGGTATTTGCATCAAGACGGTGATTTGTGGGAGGTGCCGGAAGGTTTTTCATTTGACGAGGAATGATTCATGAACATCAAACAGATTTACGAATTTAAGCTTTTTGATCGTCGCAGCGAACAACTTGTCATTGTTCATTTTCGTCGCATTGATGATTATTTTCTCATTGAGAAAAGAACGCAAGACGGGAAAGTTATCGACTCAGAAAAAGTTGCAGAAAGTTTTGCACAGACTGCTCTTGAGCAAGCCTTGATTTGTTTACCCAAATCAGATCTTGAGATTACAAAGCTTTCTACTGGTACAAAGTTTAATTACCCAACTCGCAACATTTAATCATGACTGCGCAACCCAGCTATTTCTGCATCGCAAATCTTGGTGATGCCGATCCTTTTTCTTATGGAGGTGATTTTGTTTGCATTGATCGACGAGGTATTTACGATCCCATTCTTTTAATTTACGACCCAGATTCCCGTAAGCGCAGCGAAATTACTCTTGAGCGCTGTCACAAAATTGTTGATGACAAGGGAAATTTCCTGGGCGTAGGCGACAATAGATTTCACCCTAAATGCAAAACATGGTTTAGTGACGACTTAGATCCTAGTTGTGATTTTATTGGTTGGGAATTTGATGAGTTTATTAATTTATTGACATCCCAAGACGTTGTTAAACTTGCAAGTGCTTATTGCACGCTACTTAGTTATCACGGTGTTCATGAATTTGATCACGATCCTTATGTTTATGAAAGCGAAGAAGATGCAGCACATTTCTGCGATCAAATGTTAAAGCAGATTGAAGAATCAAAACTTTGGCATGATGGTTACTTTGCAAAAGACGACAAATAAATGCTTGACACGTAAGCTGTTACGTGCTATAATGTAGTCATACGGGCGAGAGAGTAATTCTTTTTCGCCTGTATTTGTTTTTTTCATCAGAACATTTCATGCGCAAAACTGTTTTCTATGCAGGAAAAAATTTCTCCTGCACACTTGACATTGAGATCAAAGACAAAAATTCTTTCAAGTCTTTGAGTATTGTTGGTACTTATTTTACGGGCAAAAAGCTTCTCAAGTCAGAAAATAATTTGCTCGGCTTTGGGCAGATTCATAACGAAGTGCAAGAGATTATTCCTGCACGACTTTATGAAATCTGGAAGCGCTGGCATTTGAATGACATGCGCGCTGGAACATTTGTGCAAGAAGAAATCTTGCGACAAGCAAAAGCTTCTGGAGTTAAGCTAAATGATTACGACGAAGCTTGCAATTATTTACAGCGCTTTGATGCGTTAGTTGATGAAGGCTATACATACGGAAGCGGGTGGCTGAAAGAAGAATTACCGCAAGAAGTTATTGATTACGTTTGCTGTCTCTGATTTTTATTCAATTCAATACGGAGTTTTATCATGCCTAATTGGTGCGAAAATCGCGTTTCGATTACCGCTGAACCAGATCAGATCAAAGAAATCAAGGAATTGTTTTCTCAAGATCATCCATTTGAGAAGTTGATTCCTCAGCCATCAGAAGAAGATTTGCCACAAGGAAATGATTCTTTGCCGGGATGGTATTCATGGCGCGTAAATCATTGGGGAACAAAGTGGGACATTGATGCAGCGGATGTTTCTTTTACTGAAGAACATGATGATTACTTGCAAATTGAATTTATGACTGCATGGGCACCGCCCTGCGGTATTTGTGAAAAACTTCGTGAAAAATACGAAGATGCGTCAATTACTTGGTTTTATGACGAGCCGGGTATTCAAGACGCAGGTTACATTTAACTCATTCGCTTAATCTCAAAATGACTGAACTTTGCAAATTTGCGCCATTCGAGTGCTATCTCTACATTTATGAATGTAGATCGGGAGAGGAGTTTTTCAAGGAAATCAAAGATGATGACATTCTTGATTTAGAAACTCAAGTCATTCACTGGGTGAAAGATTATTTCGGCGGTGAGGCAGAAGTTGATCTCCCTTTAATTCATGGAGTGAGTGGGGAGTATTTTGCAAGTATCAGGACTGTTTTCAGTCCGCCCGACTCGGTTATTTCCTGGGAATCTGCAGGATTTTACATCAAATCAACAGAATCATGAAAGACTTCTTTTCTGAGCACAAAGAGTTTATTCACGCAGTATTTGCTATTACTGCGGGTACAGCGATTGGATTTACATGTGCTAGATTTATTAACGAAAAGTTGAGCAATCACGCTTTTCATAATTGCCCCGCTGAGCGTCTTGTTTTTATGCGAGACGCATTTGTTGGGGGCAAGTACATTTGTTTGAAAAAATGACTGACAACTTGAGCAAATTTGTTGACGACGAGGTGATTCGTATTGTAAAAACATCAACAACTTACAAGCACATTTGTAAATCACGAGATCACGATCAATTTATGGATGTAACTATTAAGCAGTGGGATTCTGTTACGGGAAACATTTTATGTTATCTCAAGAGCAAATACAGAAAGCAGTTTGTTTTTACACAGGCTAAGTTATTTGTAATTGCAAAGCTTGCAGCAGTTGAATTGCTGAAGCGAGAAAATAAATTCAAAGACTCGACAGATAAATGCTTGACAAGTAACGTGTAACCTGCTATAATAGCAACATGCGAGGGAGGAGAAGTAGTTTCTTTTCTCTCGCATTTATTTCTTTTTCACAGACAATCATGAATTTCCGCGCCCCTCTTTTTGTTTCTGACGAGATTGATTACGATGTGTTTCAGCTATTAACTGAAGCACAGAAATCTAAATTGCTGACTTGGGCATTGATTCTTGACGTTAAAGCTAAAGACATGCTCAAAGATGCAAAGTTTATGTGCGAGCAGATTAACGATCAATCAAACGAAGTTTATTTATTTGGAGTTCTTCCTAACTGCAAAATGTACGGGTGCATCTCACCTGATGGGTCTTCGCATACATAAATGTATGCTCGACTGATTTTTTAATCGACACACATTTCTTTTTCGGACAAATGCAAATCACAGAACAAATTGTTTGGGAAGATTTCTCAAGAGGTTTTCACGGCGGCAGGATTGATTCGTATGAGATCGAAACATTTAATTTCTCAGATGAGAGGCAGTATGTTTCTTTCTCTGTTCGTGAAT